GTTGATGCAGGTGATAGAGAAACCGTTATCTAAGGGAATGTATCAGTACACTTGCGGGAGTATACCAAAGAGAGGCACGCATTATGCCAGGAAATATGTTAAGCGCTGCATCAACAGAGATCCAAAGCATACAAAATATGTTCTGCAGATTGATATTTCCAAGTTTTATCCCTCAATAGACCATGACTGCTTGAAGGAGATGTTAAGAAATAAATTCAAGGACCCGGACGTATTATGGTTACTTGACCAAATAATCGATAGCACGGATGCAGGGCTTCCTATTGGGAACTACACTTCTCAGTGGCTTGCAAACTTTTACTTGCAGAATTTTGACCACTATATAAAGCAAAGGCTAGGAGTTAAACACTACGTTCGATATATGGACGACTGCGTATTCATGGGGAACAACAAGAAAAAGCTACATCTGGTAAGGTGGGCGATAAAGGAATTTCTGTTGAGTATCGGCCTTAAGCTTAAGCACAATTGGCAAGTTTATAGATTAGATTGCAGGCCCTTAGATTTTGTGGGGTTCCGGTTCTTTAGGACCCACATTCTGATGCGCAAGAGAAACGCGCTGAGGATAAGAAGAAGAGTTTCAAAGATGCACAAAAAAGGCTATTACGACTATAGGGACTGCGCAGCTCTGGTCAGTTACTTCGGTTGGCTAAAATACAGCAATTCCTATAATTTTTATAAGAAAAATGTAGAGCCTTACGTTGATATAAATAAAATGAAAGAGGTGATCAGCAATGAAAGCAGAAAGCAATGTCATGCCACGTCCCTTTGAAGTAGACCAAATTGGTGACTTGGCCCACATTTCATTTTTCTCAGAACCGGTTTTGCTAGATGACCCCGAAGAGGGTCCGTACTATAGCTATGATTACTACAAAGTCGTAATGCCCTACAGAAATGGCATTGAAAGCGAAATAGAGTCCAATTATCAAGAATGGGTTGATTATGCAAAAAGTATAGAAAATCTGCCTAAGCCTGAAACCGGCAAAGAGAAAATTGCTAGAATGGAGGTGGAAAATAACCTACTACTAGAATATGTGCTGGATGTGGACTACAGATTAATACTGCAAGAATTATGGATGGGAGGAATGTAAAATGTCATTAACTTACAGATTATGCAAGATTAAAATTGAGAGAAAAAGCTATGGTACCAAAGAACAAATGCAAGAAATGCTGGATGTTTTCTATGTAGGCGCCAGATTATCCACCGAAGAATATCAAGAGCTCACCGCGCTGCTCAATGGTTAGCACATACCTTGACTTGTTGGATCAGTTGGAGGAAAAGACCCGGCTGATCCAGAAGCAGGATGAGACTATACGTGAGCTATCACTTAAGCTATTGGAGAGCGAGAACTACAAGCAGGAGGTGGAGCATGACGGATATGGAGACATGTAAAGAAATCCATAGAAGGATTGATGAGAAAATGGATACACATGAGAGGCGGTTAAACAAACATGCTGAAAGATTGGATTTAATCGAAAACATCAACTCAAGGTTAGAGGAAAGGATAAGTAATTTAATCATGCAATTGAACACTTTGAACGTTACCCTAAGATGGTTCATGGGCTTGCTTGTAGGCGCCTTTGTAACCTTCTTTTTTGTTGCAGCTCAAAAGGGGTTGTTGTAAATGAGTTATAACATAGTGCAAAAAACTACACCAAACAAGAGCAGTAGAAAAGGTTGGAAGCCGGACATGATTATAGACCACATAACAGAAGGATCGTATAACGGGGCGGTAAGCTGGCTGATGAATCCCAAGAGTAAAGCATCAAGTCACTTTGTAGTCAGTAAGACTGGACATATTACCCAGCTTGTACCCATTACTGAAATGGCATGGATCAATGGCACAACCCTTACTCCTGGGACATCAAGGTATTATGGCAACTCAAGCTTAAGACTTGTAAGGGAGAGGAAGACCAATGCCAATTACTACAGTATAGGTATAGAACATGAAGGGTTTAGCGCCCAGGGACAAGGTAAACTTACTGAAGCTCAGTACCAGGCAACCCTATGGTTGCATAAGCACATCATCGCAGAAGTTAAGAGGCTATATGGTATAGACATACCTGTTGACCGAGATCATATAGCTGGCCATAGTGATGTAGCTCCTAAATGGAAACCCTTTTGTCCTGGTAAGAACTATCCCTTTGACAGACTGATTAAGGATCTAAAAGGACAGCCTAAGGAAGATACAATCAACATGATAATCAACGGAAGAGAAAGAGTAGTACCGGGCAAGAATGTTGCTGGAAATACATCACTGCTGCTTAATGGAGAATATATTGACATCCGGGACCTGGGAGAGTTGTTAGGATTTAAAGTTGGGTGGGATCCAAACAAGAAGGCGGTGAAGTGGGATGAAGTTTAGTAAGAAGATAATCATTTTTGTCATATTTACGAATCTGCTTTTTGTGTGTTTATCCTTCTACCTCTTCTACCTTAAGGGAGTGGAACCTTATGCTACCCTTACCGCCTGGATAGGATTTAGTAGTGTTGAAGTGTGGGCCTTAGGGAAAATTAAGAGGTCTGAAGTTGAAAAAGAAACTGAGGAAATTAAAACTTTTAGAGAATTTCGAGGAGATGAAAGGGGAGATATAAGTGAATGAAGGAATAGTACAAATCATACTGGCGGTAATAGCCCTGCTGGGTACAGTGATCACTGCAATAGTTGCTCCATATATAAGGGCCAAGTACACAGCAGAAAAAAGGCAAGAGGCTTATGAGTATGTCACAATAGCAGTAAGGGCAGCAGAGCAGGTACTAAAGGCTATCGACCCATCAGGGGAAAAGAGAAAAGCCTATGTCTTGGCATTTATGGATCAGATGGGCCTGAAGGTTACGGATGATGAACTTGATGTAATGATAGAGGCAGCGGTGAAGGAATTAAATTTGATTACAAGTGAGGTCTTGGGTTAATCCCAGGGCCTTTTTTTATTTGTCTAGAAATGGCTTAAAATACCCATTTTAACGAGGCCACAGAATGCGATTTAAGGCCCCTGAAATCAATTAGGCATAGTAGGGTATGGCTAAAAATGAGGTATAATATTAATTATTGATATTTAATGGCAAATTTGGTGCATTCAACAAACAATGGAAATGGATTGTTCTATCTAAGCATCAAAACACTACCATTGGCATAGGTTATTGATTCCACCTGGCCGTCAGAGATTTTAATCTCGTGAATTATTGTGTTCAAAAACTCCCTCATAACCTTCTTGTCTACATTATCAACTATTTTCTTGTAGTTGATTTTCTTTTTAGTCATAAACTCCTTGTTAATCATGTAGTAACTGGCAAGCTTTAGAAAATCATCATCAATACGCTTGGGCTTGTCAATCTGCATGTCCTTTAATTCCTGCAACTTCTTTTCTATGGATGCCTTTTTCAAGAGGTAGTCCTTTTCACTCATTCCACTAAACAGGTAGAGATCGTTAAGCCTTGCAAGGGCCTTTCTGTACTTCTCCCTCTCACCATCAATGAATCCATGTGTAACTGTCGCATTTTTGCCGTCTATTGTATAGGTCAATACATCATCAGCCTGTCTGGTTATTACTTTTTTGCCCTGGGCTATGTCAGCTATTGATTGAAAGATTACAGGAGCAATCCGCCTCTCTACAAAAACATAAGGTGAGGCGTGGCACTCAACCCCCAGTGACCGAGAATGGCACCTATACTTTGTGGGCGATGTTCCGTCCTTTCTCTTTGGTCCAAGGTGAGCAGACATAATCCTCCCACAGCTTGAGCATCTTAATAGCCCACTAAAGAGATGAATCTCCCCACGTCTGAATCTGGATGTGTCCCTGCTGTTGTGATTCATAATCTGGTTGCACCTCTCCCACTGATCCACAGATATGATTCCCTCGTGATTATCCTCAACAAGAATCCACTCATCCTCATTTTTCCTGTATGTGTTGTCACCATCTCGATAGTTGTATCTAAAAGTACCCTTGTAAAATGGGTTTCGTATAATCTTTATAAGAGTACGGTCAGAAAAGTCATTCCCTTGCCTTGTCTTAACACCCAGGCGGGTTAATTCGTGCATCACTGTGTTGGTTGATTGGTGTTTCTCATATAGGTCA